ATTGAAGTGCATTTTAGATACAATGATGACTTTGCCAATCATAATGCCACAACCATTATACCGGTTTGGCGTGACGAGTTTTACTCCAGCCCTGCAGGCGATAGACTGGGATTTATATTAAAAGATAACACGGAATTAACAAAAATAGGAAATTAAATGTCAACACAACAATACAACTTAACAACAAAAACAGACTATCTAAGTCGTAAGATGTTTCTGGATCCACAGGGTCCGGTTACTATTCAACGATTTGAAGAAGTAAAATATAAAAAGATTGCAGACTACGATAGCACTGCTCGTGGCTTTTTTTGGCAACCGGAAGAAGTAAGTCTCACAAAAGACAGCAACGATTTTAAAGAAGCCAGCGATGCAGTTAAACATATCTTTACCAGCAATTTGCTTCGTCAAACTGCTCTAGACAGTTTACAGGGCCGCGGCCCTACACAGGTATTCACTCCTGTTTGTAGTTTGCCTGAAGTCGAAGCATTGATGTACAACTGGGGATTCTTCGAAACAAATATCCATAGTAAATCATACAGTCATATTATTCGTAATATCTACAATGTACCTAAAGATGTTTTCAACACAATTCACGATACTAAAGAAATTGTGGACATGGCTGCAAGTGTTGGCAAGTATTATGATGCACTACATTTGGTCAACTGCCGCAAGGAAGTGGGAGAAGTAATTGACGAGCATGAACATATACGAGCAATCTGGATGGCACTCAATGCAAGTTATGCATTAGAAGCCTTCCGCTTTATGGTATCATTCGCTACATCGTTAGCAATGGTTGAGAATAAAATCTTTATTGGTAATGGTAACATTATCAGTTTAATCCTACAAGACGAGTTGTTGCACAAAGGCTGGACTGCTTACTTGATCAATCAAGTGGTCAAAGAAGATCCTAGATTTGTAAAAGCCAAAGCGGAGTGTGAAGCAGAAGTATATCAACTATATATGGATGTTATCCGTGAAGAAAAGTCTTGGGCGGATTACTTGTTCAAGAAAGGACCTGTGATTGGATTGAATGCCAACATCTTAAAGGATTTTGTTGATTATACAGCAGTAAACGCATTAAAGGAGATAGGCATTAAATATCAAAGTCCTGCACCCAAGTCAACTCCTATTCCTTGGTTTAACAAGCACAGTGATACCAGTAAGAAACAAACGGCTTTGCAGGAAAACGAAAGCACCAATTATGTTATTGGTGTGATGAGCGAAAGCATTGACTACGATGCACTACCTATGTTATAATATATTATGAAAATTAACGAACTAACCCTAAATGAACAAGCAATAACTCAGCAAGAGTTATCGCAGTTATATGTAAAAGGAAAGCCAATGAGTTTTATTAAAAATACTCCTGTGGCTTTGGTTCCTTTTGCGAACCTTGAAAAATTATTTGGTCCTGAAAAAGCTCAGGAAATTGCCGGGCTGGCTGGATCGGTAGATAAAACAAGTTATAGCCAAGCATACCAACAAAATGGATATGTGGTGTTTCAATGGAACAGTAATGAAAATGCTCCTGACATTTATATTGCTAATCCAGAAGTAGTATCTAGCAAGTATGAAAAATTTACTGGTCAATTACCCACTGATCCCAAAGGAAGAAGTAAGGTTCCTTCGTTGGTAGTATTGGACAAACTAGGTTTAGATGCCAATCGTGTGCCTTTCTTTGTTAAGAAGGTTCCCACTGAAATGATCGGCGCAGACAGTGTTGGACTAGCTGGAAAAGTTATTCAAACGTCCTGGGGTGAACAAACTGTACAACAGGGCGGATTTATTGTAAAAGAACCAAATGGACACATCTATACTGTGGCACCAGATGCCAAAGGATTACCCATTGGATATATTAGGGCATAATATGCAAGTAAGAGTAAAAGAACAACAAGAAGAATTTGGCGCCTGCGGTTGCGGCCGTAGCCCAACTGGTAAGTGCTGTGGTTGGCATGGTCTAACTGAAGAACAGTACCAAACAGCACTGGAAGAATACGAAAAGAATTTATTTGAAGATGGAGCAGGAATATGAAAGTAGAAATTTATACCAAGGATCAATGTCCTTATTGCGTACAAGCAAAGAATTTGATGAGCAGTAAAGGCTGGGAATTTACCGAGTATTATATTAACAACGAAACAAGAGAAAGATTGTTAGAAGAAATGACAACAAGAATCGGAACAATGCCACGCACTGTTCCGCAGATCTTTATTGATGACGTATCAATCGGTGGGTTCACCGAATTGGCAGCTTGGGTAAAAACACAATAATTTAATATGTTAAAAGAAAATAAAATCGGAAAAACAGTGAGCATGAAACTTTCCAGCGGTGATGAAGTCGTTGGTAAAGTAACAGGACAGAACGCTGATGGTATTACGATCAGTAAACCAGTTATACTGGCGGCTAGCAGGGAAGGACTACAAATGGTTCCTTTTATGATGACAGCCAGTCCCGACGGTGAATATTTGTTCAAAACGCACAACATCATGTGTATAGTTGACACGGGTGATCAAGTTGCAGATGCTTATCTTGAAAGTACCACAGGCATTAAGCCTGTTAGAAACTCCAGCAGTATTATAATATAATATGAGAGAAGTACACAGGTTATATGACCCCAACGAAGATGGTGCAATCATTGAAGAAGTCATACAAAGCACAGTTTTTGCTAATAACCTGTTGGTAAGTGTTGACGGTAGCCCAGTTCAAGAGCATGGACTAGGCGAGCATGATAGTCCTGTGACTGCCAATGGCAGTACCACAGTGTTTATCAATGGGATTCCTGTGAACCGCCGTGGAGATCCAGATAGCTGTGATCACCCCAGGGCACAGGGTAGCCCAGATGTATTTGTGGAGTAGCGATAAATATCTAAATACAACGGATAATTATGGCCAGCCCACTAAAAATAACATTTCCCACTAATCTACCTAAGAACGAAAAAGATCTTATCTGTATGCTACTAGCAGGCAGATTAAAAGACCTATTCAAAGGTAGATTAGTCTGCGCCCAACTTGCTATCGACGACTTGATTAAAGAAACAACTGGCGTCAGTGCCCTAGGTTCTTTACGTGATTCGCTAGTTAGCATGAGCTCGGCGATTAATGGTTTAAAAGCAGCCACTGGTTACAATGCAATATTGAATGGTGTTAATCAAGCACTGGGGCAAGTTAATAATGTTTTTAGTCTCGGTGGTTTATGTCCTAGTCCAGTACGTGCTCCGCAGATACCCGACCTACTGGGCAAGTTAAATGCAAACCTATTTGGCCAAGCAAATAATATATTGAATTCTCTGGGCAAAGCAATGAATCCTAGTATGTGTCTTGGTGGCGGCCCTGGTGGTTTTGGGATTAATTGGAATAGTTTTCCTGGAGATTTAAAAAATCTAAAAAATTCTATTCAACAGTTTAAAAATAACCCTGCAGGATTTAACAGTACTATATCTGCCTTTGAGAAAAATATAAAATCACAGGTAGCGAGAATGAATTCGGAGATTAAACGTCTCCAACAAAATTTAGCAGACCCACTAGGTCTTAATAATAAACTTAATACATCTAGATCACTGCAACGTGCAAAGAATAATACAGATGGTTACCCAGTTAAAGATGCACAGGGAATATTGCACAACAATGCCCTACGTTCCATGGTTACGGCAGATGTGGAAGCAGTAATAGACAATGGTGATAAATCCATAATTACGTATAAGACTGTGCCAATATTAAATTATTGCGGTGACGTAGAAGGCTATAAACGTGTTGCAGTGTCAGGACCACTGGAATATGCTGGCTGGGATCCTAATAACCCAGCACTAAACCAAGATAATCCTACTGTAAATCCTCAGGCGACGTACCTGAACTATGATTATCTATTCAAGGAAGAATCCAACGTCATAAACATATATGACAAAACAGGTGCAGTCGTAACTGACATCAATATTGCTAGAGGTAATGCATATAGATTTGGATTTGAATTATCTACTACACGAATCAAATTTTATTCAGACAGTAGCCATACAACTTCATGGACAGAAGGGTTTACGTTTAGTAAAACACCAGATGCCGGCGGCGACCTGGAAATATTATATCCAGACTCTACTGTATCATTTGAACGTGGCGATTTAGATTGGCGTGTACTCATAGAAAATCCAACTACCCCCAACTCACTATATTGGCGAGCAACCAACAACCAACAGGGTAATATCAGTGTTGATGTCAGTAGTCCCACAGTAGTACCAGAAGAAGATAGAACATATGATATTGCTATGGCAGTTAAAAAGGCTTGCCTACACTTAGTAACGGATTCTGAAGCCATACCGGGTACATCTTCAACAGTAAAGTATGATAGATTCTATGGATCAGGCACAACAACACAGAGAAAATACAACGCAGTGGCCAAGGTGTTTAATAGTACTGGCAGCGAGTTGGGTTCTATAACTGTTAATAATGTGGCGGTGGAGACCTACGATACTACAACGTATAATGATGGTGCCATTACAACTGTCACTCAGATTGCCAATGGTTTATATTTAATATATAAACGTTATGTCAGCATAGAAAATGGCTTGGAATTCAGTCAGATACATTTTTATATTTCCAGTTCTGCCAGTGAAGACGATGCCACAGAATGTTTATTGTTGAAATTTACAGATCCCATTACATTGCAGAATTCCACTAAACTTCCATATACAGACACTTATTCTTATAATGTAACTGTTACACAAAAAGATGGCAGTGGTAATTTTGTACCAGTAACCACTCCTATAACAAACTCTGATCAGGTAAAGTTTGAATTATACAAAAATGGTAGTAGACAGTTTATTCGTTTTAATTTAACATCCAACACAGAAGCCAATAAATTTAATACTCCGAAAAATGAATTCGTACTACAAACTGATATAGAGATAGATCCCAATGATGTCAGCAGAACGTTTGTTAATTCTGATCCCATTGAGTATAGAACATACATTTATGTAAAGACCAATGACGGTAATGGCATAGAATTAGTACTCACTTTGGTTTAAATCGGTTATCAACCATTTGACATTAAATCAGTTTTAGCATATAATTAAGCACTAGGAGTAATTCTGATGCTTAGACAAATTGTCAACTTCCTTACCAAAATTGGTAGACAGCGTATTATTTTAGACAGGGAAAGTAACGAACCTTATTTGGAACGTTATTATATCTTTTTAAAAGAACGTAAACTATTTCCATTTAATATTTTCTTACACAAGTTTTTGAAATCAGATCCAGACGATGTGCATGATCATCCCTGGCCCTATGCAACATTAATTTTAAAAGGTGGTTATTATGAATGGACTCCAGAATTTGATAGCAATGGTACCAAGATCAGTGAAACACGGCATTGGCGTGGTCCTGGGCACTTTCGTTTTTGCAGTGCTAATAGCTATCACCGTATTGAACTTAAAGTAGATGTAGACTGCTGGACAATGTTTATGCCCGGACCACAGAAACGTGAGTGGGGTTTTTTAGTTAATAATAAATGGATACACAATGACGAATACATTAAGCAACGTACTGCTTCAGCCAAGCAATAATACTTAGACATGAAAAAATATTATTTTGCCTATGGCATGAATACTAATCTCAGTGAGATGACCATGCGCTGTCCTGGTGCGGTTAATCTAGGTCATTGCACATTAACAGGATTTGAACTAAAGTTTAGACTTCATGCTGATATTGATCGCAGTGAAGGACATGTAATGGAAGGTGTACTTTGGGAAATTACCGCTGACTGTGAACGTGCCTTGGATCGTTTAGAAGGTTATCCTTTTTACTATGACAAGATTGAAGTAGTAGTTAATCCAACTACTACGGTAGATAGAATGACGCATATCGTTGCCATGGCTTATATTATGAACACCAAAGGCCAAGAAGAGGCTCCAGGTGCAGGTTACAAGCAATGTCTAATCGAAGGCTATACTGCAAATGGATTAAATGTCGATAAGTTGACAGAAAAAATTAATTCAATTACAATTAAAGAACATGCATAACGATCAAGTCCTGCTAGATTATAAGATCACCGTTACCGGTACTAAAATTAAGCGACAACGTTATATCAATCCATTTACACATGTTAACCCAAGTTGGGATGACAATCCATTCATTGAAGATAGAATAGAAGATGTACAGATGATTACAGCAGATATTCCAGAACGAGAATTTATCGCAATGTTAGATGCATTGGGTGAAATAAGAGATCTGATGAGAAACCCAGAAACAGCAAGATTGTTAATGGAAGCAAGGTTTATAAATAGATTAAAAGGTAGTAGATAAAATGGCACAGCATACAAATTATTGGAGTTGCAGTACTTTTGCAGATTGGATTCGTGGCACTAACAAACTTAAAATGGGTACCAGCGAGGAATGGGATGCTTGGCACACGCAAGCAACAAAAGCGCATCCTATTCGTTATTGGCTCGCTGATACTGCCCTAGATAATCTGCAAGACTTTGTAACTTGGCCTGTAAGGAAATTACATGACATCAAATACTATATTAACAACCGTTGGGTTACTCGCACTCATAGCCTTACTGCTCATGCCCAAGACATCAAACCCGGTCAGTGGCAGGATGTGGGTAATCGCTTTTTGCCTTGCCTATTTAATGAGCTTGTGGACTTTGTCGAGATAGAAACAGCCTGGAGTCACATCGCTTGGAGTGACAAAAAAGATACTGAAAAATACAATCCTCCTTTCTATGCCAGTGGTTGGTGGCGTTGGAGAACATGGCGTTGCCCGCAGGCTGGTTTAGATCATCTTGATTGGGCAATGAGTTTAACTAACACTGACTGGTGTGAACCAGATCATCCTGATTATGGTAAGCCTACACTACAAGCAGTTCGTGCTCGAGAAATTAAAGAACTGTACCTATGGTGGACTGAAACCTATCGCAATCGTCCCGACCCGCACGATGCAAGTGGATGGAGTGCATATTGTGAAGCCTCACGTCTAACCAATGGTGGTAAGTTATTCTTTGGCGCAGATAAAAGTCCCGAGCTTAAAAAGCAAAGCGATAAAGCTCATAAGCTATTACAAAAGATAGAAGCAGCCTACGAAAAAGAAGATGAGGCAATGATGATACGTTTAATCAAAGCAAGGGATAGTCTATGGACTTAACTGGTAATGTATGCAAATGTGGCAAAGAACCACAATATTCCCAAGATTACGATGCTTACTATTGCGGGCCCTGTAATGTATGGGCAGAAGACAAATGTGATGATCCAATATGTGAATTTTGCACGAATCGTCCCAATGTACCTGTAAACGAAACCGGCCCCTAAGACGTTAAATATAATATAAGGAGAATACTATGAAAAAAATTCTATTAACATTGTCGCTTTTAGCATTAACGGGCTCGGCACTGGCACAACATCATGGACATGGATTCCGTCATCATGGGCATCACGGTTATTACCGTGGTCCAGGTTTTGGTTGGTGGGTGGCACCTGTTGTTACGGGTGTAATTGGTTATGAAATTGCTAGACAACAGCAAGTTATCGTTCAACAACCTCCTGTGGTTGTACAACAGCCTCCCGTAGTTTATCAACCAAATCCTAATTGTACACCGTGGACAGAAACACACAGCTCAGATGGCACAATTACAAGAACTCGTACTTGTGCCCAGTAATTGAAGCCATGCAATAAATGACAAAATTCTTTTGTCCTGCACCCTGGAAGGCACTGTATTCCCATGTTAACGAAATGGCAGTGTGCTGTGCAAGTACACGCAAGTTCAAAATGTCCCCCAGTGAGTTTTTAAACAGTGACTATTTAAAAGAATTAAAAGAAAAGTTTTTACGTGGTGAAATAGACGACACTTGTTCTTATTGTGTTGATGCAGAAGCTAATAATTTACAAAGTATTAGGCATCACTTCATTGAAAGATATGGAGAAGATACAAAAGAAACTCTTTCACATATGGAACTTCGTGCAAGTAACTTATGTAATTTTCAATGTAAGATGTGCGATGCAGATAGTAGTTCGTTGATTGCAGGAACGATAAAAACAGTATCCACTGACAATTGGCAAGAAGTATTAGAATTAAGTGAAAATCTAAAATCACTGACGTTAACGGGCGGTGAGCCTATGATAATAAAACAATATTATGAATTGTTAGATCACTTAATTGAAAAAAATAAAACAAATATTATTTTACGCATCTATACCAACTGTAGTTCATACAATCCTATTTTTATAGAAAAAATACTAAAATTTAGAACTGTACTACATCTAAGCATTGACGGAGTGGGCAATACTGCGGAGTTGCAGAGAATAGGAACAGATTGGAACTCAGTCAATGACAATGTCCATAAGTTTCTAAAATTACCCGTGGGTGTAGTATTTCACACAACGTTTACATCATTGAATATAACTGATGTTTTTTCTCTGTCTAAATACTATGTAGAATTGAATAAATTAAAATCAAAGTTATTTTTTATGGCACACTCGGTGGCTGGGAACAATGAATTTAATCTAGCAAACATGGATGACGCCGCAAAAAAATTAGCCATAGATGAAATAGACAAATCATTGAAAATACTAAATGAAGAATGCCTCCTCAAGTTTAAAGGTGAATTGGTGTCCATTAAGAAAGTATTAGAAAATACATTAAAAATCCCTGCATCTATGTAATAATACAGTAACATTATTTTTCTTAAATACAATATCGCTGGTTGGTGGCGTATAATAGGATAAATAACCAATACTAAGGGCTTATAATGAGCCCTTAGTCTTGGCTAAATAAAAAACAGTATATACTGTTTTATAAAGGAGGTGGGCTATGAAACAAAAGAAACTTGTAAAAGAGTTGTACCAGGCTTGCTTCGACCACGACGCTGAAAAGATTGCTGAACTTAAAAAAATTGAGTTCGCTAAAATCGCAAAACGCCGAGCCGAAGGCAGACCGTTCACAAATCGTTGGACCGTTGTTCAGCTATAATAAAAAAGCACCCCCAGGGGTGCTTTTTTATGGGCAAGTTAATTCACAAGTTCGTCAACAAATTTTAGCAGTAAATCATGATGATGGCCCTGATGCCAATATTGGTTAATGTACTGTCTAGGCTTTTCATACCAATATTCTTGGCTCTCAGGATGGCATCCAATTATACCAATTCTGTTTTGTATAATAGCCATGGGATCTCCGTTGGCATAGGTAGCAATAGTTTTGAATTTATTTGTATTACCAACTAGGGCACAACCATCATAAAAGAACATCTTTTCCTGCTCTCCTTTCCAGTCTATAGTTGCCACAGTTGAAAAGCTACGTCTAATGTCTGCGCTAGGTCTATTGATATATTGTACAGCATCCACATCTTCTAAAATATCAAAGTAATGGCTACCTGCCCAATAGGCACCCATACATATTCCAAGATAATATCCACCACGAGCAACAAAATCTGCTACTAAGTTTTCCTTTTTCCGTTTGAAAAAGTTATTATAACTTTCACTGTCACCAATGCCTCCGGGAAAGGCTATGATATCAGTTTTATCAAGTAAGTCTAGTGTGAGTTCGTTCTCTGAGAATAGCGTGATATTGTATTTGGAAGACAGCGATTGTATCATCCCATCACAGCAGTCCTGCGAACACTCGGGATGGTGTCTAAACAATGCTATATTTGGACGCATATTACTATTTATAAACTCAAATTCTTTTAAGATGTAACGCTTCTGTAATTGAATTTTAGGTAAATATTGGTATGGTAGCTACTAAAACATATCGTAGTATTTTTATCAGTGATGTTCATTTAGGTACTCGTGATTGTAAAGCAGAGCAATTAAATAACTTTTTAAAGCATAATACCTGTGATACCCTGTACCTAATAGGCGATATAATAGATGCTTGGCGCATACAACAAAATAAATGGCGCTGGAAACAAAGTCATACTAATGTTGTTCGTCGTGTACTAGGTCACGCTAAACGTGGCACTAGAGTTGTTTATATAGCAGGTAATCACGATGAGTTTTTACGCCCTATGATACCATATGGGTTTAGTTTTGGTTCAATCGAGATACATAATCAAACAGAGCACATAGGTGCAGATGGACTACATTATCTTGTTGTTCACGGTGATTTGTTTGATGGCATTACTAGGCTAGCACCTTGGTTATCATTTTTAGGAGACAGAGCATATGATATCATTTTATCGCTTAATAGCAAGTTCAATTGGATACGCCATCGCTTTGGTTTTGGGTATTTTAGTCTTAGTCAATATCTCAAACATCGAGTAAAAAAAGCTATAGACTTTATGTTCAAGTTTGAACAGAATCTAGCAGGCTATTGTAAAAAGCGTGGCTTCGACGGAGTTATCTGTGGACACATACATCACGCAGAAATAAAAAATATTGATGGGGTAGTATATATGAATGACGGCGACTGGGTAGAGAGTTGTACTGCACTTGTAGAACATCACGATGGCCGCTGGGAAATAGTTACTTGGACCAAGGAGAAAGACAATGTGGATACTAATACTGATAGCAGTTCACGTGAACAACCCCCAGGACGTTCCGGGAAGAATAGAACTGGTATTCAAGGACCGGACCAGTTGCGAGACAACACTGGCGTCAATGAAGTGGCAGCTAAAGTTTAACAATTTCAAGGTAGAAGGCAAATGTCAAAAACAATAAGTGAAAAAATTACCATTGTAGTACCTTGCAAGAATGAGGAAAATTACATACACCATTTGTTGGATGCTTTACGTGGACAAGACATAGGTGATACTAGGATTATTATTGCAGACTGTTCTACTGACGCGACCAGACGTATTATAGCTGACAATAGTTTTGGATTGAACATAGAAGTCATTGACGGTGGACCTGTTAGCATCGCCAAGAACAATGGCGCTAGTTTAGTCACTACCCCATACATTTTATTCATTGACGCAGACGTGCGCTTCTTTAAATACACTGTTATACAAGATGCTGTTAATTTGATTGAGTCTAAGAATTTAGATCTTATTGGACTAAGCATTAAATGTTATGATCGTGACCCACGAGCACATCTTGGATTCATTATTTTCAATACTATAAATCATGCTATGAAATATTTTTCTCCATTTGCAGTGGGAGCCTTTATGCTGACACGCAGAGACAAGTTTGAAGAATTCGGTGGCTTCCCTGAAAACTTTGCAACAAGCGAAGATTACTTCTTATCCCGTAAGTACAATCCAAGAAAGTTTAGAATTATGAGACATCATTTTGGACAAGATTCACGTAGGTTTAAGAAGATGGGATATCTTGGCATGGCCAAATATCTGGTCAAGAACTTTGCTAACCGTAACAATAAGAAATATTGGGATAGTTTGGATTCAACCAAATATTGGGGTTGACAAATAATAAATACTGTGCTATAATACAAGTTATTGCTGTATGAAGCGATGTAAAATAAGTTCAAGACGCGGGGGCAGTGCCCGCCAGGTCCACCATAAAGCATATTGGTTACTATCTGTGTCCAAGAAGGTAGTGTAATATCGAGAGACACCACTCCAGTATGTTTTATAATGGGCCTGACACAGGATCGATTGGGCAAAGAGTAACAGAGTGGACAGCTCGGCAATGTAGAAGCCGTTAGGACAGGGGTAACCCGGTCGAAGAAGCAAAACAAAGTAAACGCAAACGACTCACAGTTCGCATTAGCTGCCTAAACTCAGCTTAGGGTAAGACATACCTCGTAACAGAAACTCTAGAAAGGCTCTTCGGAGCCTTTTCTATTAACTAAATATCTATATGATACAATTAAACTATAACTTAAACAACAAGGACGTCTCGATCTCATGGTCGAATAAAGAAGTTTTTAGGGAGGTGGTTGGACTACAAACAAGTTGGTTTGGATATACCTCAGATGAATTAACAGATGAGATATTGCTGAGTAAATTGCACTCTGAATACATTGGGTTTATGGAGTCTGTTCTAGAAAACACACGATTACCTGAGAATCCAGTAATACTAGACATAGGATCTGGGAATAGTATTATAGATCTTGCCCTATACAAATATTTTGATAAAAAAGCAAAATTTTATCTTTTAGATGGCGATAAACTATTCCCTCCACTGTATACTAAAGAAATAAATCTACATGATAGTAACTTTATAACATTCAATACCTGGGAGCCTGTATTAGATGCAATTAAAACCAATGACTTCGATGTTAACGACTTTACTTTTTTGGTTCCAAACACAGAATGGAACGGAGAAGAATACGTACCCTCGAAAAAATCCGATGCCCAATTTGAAAATATTCAGGTTGACATGATCATATCTAAAAGTTCTTGTGGTCTACATTATCCTATTAATATATATTGGGAAAAGATCCTGCAGATATTAAAGCCCGGTGGCTGGTTGTATGTTGCTCCTATGATAAACATAGGAAATCAATTTGAATTTGTTTCATCACATTTAGGTGAGCCCATAAAAGTTAATACTATGTCCATGGATACAATCAAGAAGGATAGACCCAACGATTTCCTACGTTGGGAAAAATTAATGCCAGATGCACATAACCCAAACGCAATCTGGGCATACAATGCTTTGTGGCAACGCCCACTATAATTTATTATTAATTTTTCCTATTGGGTCCATAAGAATATATTAGCGAAAACACCATTGATTTTGCTGATTATAAAGATATATACTATACACTTAGTGAAAACACTAATACGAATTTTTAACTTAAAGGAAATCAAAATGAAAACAGTTGGAGATAAATTATCCCCATTCGCAGTAACAGGCGTTAACCCAGGTAAAGATGACTTCTTTACTATTACAGAAAAATCATTTGAAGGCAAGTGGAAAGTAATTGTTTACTATCCAAAAGACTTTACATTCGTATGCCCTACAGAAATTGTAGCCTACGACAAGTTATTCCAAGACTTTGCTGACCGTGATGCAGTCCTGCTAACAGGTTCAACAGACAATGAGTTTTGCAAACTGGCATGGCAACGTAGCCATGAAGACTTGAGCAAGATCAAGCACATTCAATTTGCCGACACTGCTCGTCACCAAAGCGGTGAAGAACGTGGTAGCGTGAGCTTAATTGAACAACTGGGCGTGTTCTATGCTCCAGCAGGTGCCGCACTACGTGCCACATTCATTGTTGACCCAAGCAATGAAATCCAGCACATCACTGTCAACAACTTGAATGTGGGTCGTAACCCAGAAGAAACACTTCGTGTGTTGGATGCGCTACAAACTGGCGAACTATGCGCCTGTAATCGAACAGTTGGCGGCGAGACTCTATAATGGCATTCATTGACGCAATCAAAACTGCGTTGCCAGACTACGCAAAAGATACCAAGTTAAATCTTGATGCTGTTCTTTTGCGTAGCACATTGGACGCAGATGTAGCCATGGGTTGTGCTGTAGCGGCATTGGCTGCAACCGGCAACGGTAAAGTATTAAGCATACTATTAGCAGACGGCCCATTACACGCAGAGTCAGCAATGACAGCCGCAAGTATCATGGCACAAAACAACGTTTGGTATCCCTACGTTGAGATGGCTGATGATCCCAGTCTAAAAGGCCTGCCAGCACAGTTACGTATGAACGCAATCGCAAGCCATGGTGGAACTACCAAGTCAAACTTTGAAGCATTTAGTTTGGCGGCAAGTATTGTAGGTAAATGTCACTTCTGTGTTAAGGCACACTACGAAACACTCAAGACGGAAGGTTACACCGTAGAGAACCTTCGTGACATTGGCAGAATTGCCAGTGTTATGAATAGTGTCGCCAAAGTTTTGAATAGTTAAGCACAATCTAACCAATAAACCCGCTTCGGCGGGTTTTCTTTTGGTGAAATTAAATGTAAGTTGTGCGTCGACGCACATATTTTATTAGTAGAAACGTGTATAATTACAGAATGTTTAAACTAACTAGTTTATAAATCATATTATTAAAGGAAAAATTATGACAACAACAATTACAATCAAAGACAAAGCAGTAAATGCTACATACCAAAATGTCACAGGCTTGACGGGTGGCTCTGGTGATGGTGCCGCATTTGATGTTACAAAAACCAACGGAGTTTATTCTGTTGTATTAGATTCATTGGCAGCCAGCGCAGGCCGAGGCTATGTTGCTGGGGACACTATCACACTTGCTGGTACGGCGTTAGGTGGCACAACAGCTAACAACCTAATCGTTACTGTAGCTACAGTTGGTACACTGGGTAAAATTGCTACATTCGGTGTAGTGGGCACAGGCCGCATCGGTGATGGTACTGTTGACGTTGTTGTAGATGTTACAGGCACCACAGGTGTTGATACTTATGCAATGGGTGGCGCAAGCACAGAATATACTGTTACTAAAACTGCCGACAACGTAAAGTTAGCAAGTACGTTAGTTAGTAACATGGAATTCAACCTTGCTAACCACGAGCGTGTTGTATTCACTGACAAAGCCGTTGCTTATGATGCCGCAGGTCGTGCAGGTGATGTATACGCATTGTTGGCAGCCGCACTAGGTACAGCTGATGTTACCAAAGCCTACACCGGTATTGGTATTAGTCTTGCTGACGCAGGTTGGACAAACAAGCAATTGGCACAGGCATTGTTGGCCACAGACACTTACAAAACAGACGCAGGTGGTATCAGTGATGAAACATTTATCAAGCATGTTTACAAAAATGTCTACGGCGCTGATGCTACACTAACACAGGTCACAGACTACACAGCATGGATGACTAATAGCAAGTTGAGTCAAGCTGATGTACTAGTTGCTGCCAGTGAATTGGCAGCATTTGAAACAACAATTGGCCTAGTTGGTTTGGCCACCACTGGTATTGAATACACTCCGGTTACTGTATAACAGTTACAAAAAGTATTATAAACCCGCTTCGGCGGGTTTTCTTTTGACTATAATGTCTTATGATAAGTACAGTATGACTATATTTCTGTACATTTTGATCGTAACACATATTACTATTATTTCGGTGACCCTATTTTTACACAGGGGTCAAGCACATCGGGGATTTGTATTTCATCCCTTGTTAGAGCATTTTATGAGGTTCTGGTTGTGGTTAACCACAGGCATGATTACCAAGCAATGGGTGGCAATACACCGCAAACATCACAGATTCAGTGATCAAGAAGGTGACCCACACAGTCCCGTGGTCTACGGCATAAAAAATATATTTCTACGTGGAGTATATTACTATTATCTTGCAGCCAAAGACACCAGCATATTATTCAGCTATGGCAAAGGCACACCCAACGACTGGATAGAACGCAGACTCTACACTCCCTATAACAAGTATGGCATATTACTGATGTTGTTGATTGATGTCGTATTATTTGGCTGGCTGGGATTTGTTGTCTGGGGCATACAAATGATATGGATCCCATTCTGGGCCGCAGGTGTTGTCAATGGTATTGGCCACTGGTGGGGATACCGCAATGGCGAAACCAAGGACAACAGTAAAAACATCAGTCCCTGGGGTATTGTAATTGGCGGCGAAGAACTACACAATAACCATCACTTAAATCCAGCAAGTCCAAAGTTGAGTAAATATTGGTTTGAATTTGACATAGGATGGATGTGGTTTTGTGTATTTAAATTTTTTGGCCTTGCTAAATTAAGATCTGCTGATTAATACGGATTGGGAATATCAAAAGTCCATTTCTCAAAACTTTCTGTCTGTACTCCCCTATAATTACTTACGGGGTTTTAACATTGATTAGTGTATACTGTACGTGGGTAGTGGTCATGACAATACATATTAAATATAATTACATTGAAAGATTAATTATGTTAGAATGTTTGGTAATTGGTGACAGTATAGCTGTGGGGACTCAAATGTTCCGACCAGAATGTGTGTTAGTAGGCAAAGGTGGTATCAATACCTGGCAGTTTAATAAAAACTATGCCAAGAAGATAGAGCCTGCTAATACAGTTATCATTAGCCTTGGCTCAAATGACCATGATGGAGTAAACAGTTTTAAAGAACTGTTGGCCATGCGCCAGCAAGTTGAAGGCAAACAGGTATATTGGATACTACCTGCTATTAAACCACACATACAGGATATGGTGCAGATCATTGCAAGAAACTTTGGTGACACGGTACTACCTATCACTAAGTTACAGCCCGACAAGGTACACCCGACATGGGCGGGTTATAAAGATCTTGCAAATAATACAAAGTAACGATCAATGTACAGAGAAACTTTTATAATATCATTTCCTCCTGGTAGTTCTGGAAAATTCTTAGCCAACATCATTTGGGATATGCATCAAGATTTACCAGCCGCTTCTACCCAAACTATGTTTAATTCTTGGCACGGAAACGCTAATTTTTATTATACCACCAACGAACTGGCACATTATAAGTACAGTGAAATAAATTATAAAACTATCAAATGGCGACCATATGGAATAGATAATGACCCAAAGCATAACCCCGCCAACATAGGTTTATTTTATACACATACCTTTCCAATAATCGATGACATACAGAATAACAGTATGTTAGATGATACAAAATTTATCCTAATAAGCCCCTGTTATAATTCTTTACTTGAAATAATTGGCAACGCAACATATAAAAATGAGATACAAATTTATCTTGGCGGCAACGTTAATTTTGGTAACATAGGACACGACTGGTTATACCGTAATTATGTAGAAGAATTTGGCTACGTGCATGAAAAAGACTTTAAGAATATACTACAAACTGACAAAGATGGGATACAGGTCTTAATAAAAAACATATACGATTACACTTTAGATACTATGCAACAGGGGCAAGACATACCTCCTCACCGACTTAGTTTTTTAAATTGTAATATACCTGAACAAATTAAAGACAGAACATTGGTCATTGATTACTTAGATCTATTTCAGAAAACAAATACAGGATATCTTGCACTTGATCAGCTAGAAAAATTTATCAATAAAAAAGCCAGCGATCAAATAAAATTTAGATATGAAGAATACGTAAACGGTAGAACACAGTTCATAAAAGACTATCTGTATAATCTAGTACCCTTGCTTTTAGAATGAGAATACTATATAATAGTGTACAGACAATAGTTTGTACATTACACACATAGAGAGAAATATTATGAGCACAAATGGCTACGAAATTCGTCTTGAACTACTCAAGATGGCAAAAGAAATGCTAGAGCAAGACTGGCATGCACAGCGTGATGCTGTTATGACTGATTATCATACTAAAGCATCGAGGGATGAAAATTTTATTCCTGCACCTCCAACCTTTAAATCTTTTCCTACAGAGGAAGAGATTATTAAGAAGGCCAAAGTGTTAAACGAGTTTGTTGCCCAAAAGGCATAACATAACTAAAAAGCCCGAGTTACTCGGGCTTTTTTGATAAATAAACAAACAAAAGGAGATCCATTATGGCATTAGTTGTAAAAAACAAAGACACAAACGAGAATGTAATCACAGTAGAGGAATGGTTAGCAACAGCCAACAATCCTGATTATACAGAAGCGTGGTCTGTGGGAAGCAAAGTAACAGATGGCACATGTATTCTAAATTTTGATCATATGTGGAATGCATATATGGCAGCAGTTAACGGAGTAATGGTAGAAGAACCTGTTATTTAATTGGTAAAATTAACTACTAAAACGGTAAGATGCACTATTGCTCTTACCGTTTTTTTATTGTATAATAGTCACACGTTGTTAAAATTAACAGCGACGAGTTAATATTTAAAGGAAACTTAAAATGAGCGTTACTACTACAAAATCAGGCAAATTGCTAACAGCTTTGCAAGCTGGTGAGAAGTTGACTTCTGCACAAATCGCCGCACGTTTCGGTATCAAGAACCCACGTGCAACTGTAAGCGATCTCCGCTTCCAGGGCTATGCAATTTATGCTAACCAGCATAAAGATACTAAGGGTCGTGAGACTACAAAGTATCGCTTGGGCAACCCAAGCCGTCGCATCGTAGCCGCCGGCTACCGCGCCATGGCACTTGGTATCGTTTAAACTTTAGTTTAGACAGCTAAGTAAAAGGGTACGCAATGTACCCTTTTTTCATGAGTGCAGTATGGATATTAAACAGGTAATAAGAACAGTAGACGACTTCCCCAAGCCAGGGGTCAAATTTCTTGACGTCACAAGTATTTTAGAAGATACAAGCGCATTTAGAAAAACAATAAATTGGTTAGTCAAACAAAGTGCAAGACATAATACAGACTGTATTGTTGCCATAGACGCACGTGGTTTTATCTGGGGTTCTGCCCTGGCATCGGAAATACAAGTGCCATTATTTCTAGCACGTAAACCAGGTAAACTTCCTGGCAATGTTGTAACCAAAGAATACGACACTGAATATAGTACGGCAAGTTTAAGTATGCTCAAAGACAGCGACATACATGGCAACGTAATGATAGTTGATGATATTCTTGCCACCGGAGGAACATTAAATGCTGTGGGATCTATGTTAACTGAGCATTGGGATATAGAACCTAATAAACAAACCCATTGTGTAATTGCCAATTTAGATTTCTTACCGGGAAAAAAACGGCTGACAACAGCGGGCTATAAACTAGAGTACATGGTGGAATATTAATGAACATAGATCCATTAGTAAAAGTTGTTTATGACTTTCCTTATAAAGGAAAAATCACCATGGATATGTCTCCACTGTACACGACACCCGAAGCATTTAATTTTTGTGTAAGTTGGTTGACAGAATTGGTGAAGTCAAATAACATAGAACATATAGTTGCCATAGAAACACGTGGTTTTTTGGCGTCTGCCGCAGTGGCCTATGAAACAAAACTACCATTACACCTTGCACGTAAGACTATATTAATGCCCGGCGAATTTGTAACCAAAAAATTTACCCAAAGAGACAAACCCTATGTATTATCTTTGTCAAAGACGATGCCTATATCCGGCAATGTAATGATATTTGATGATATCGTGGCATCTGGCGCAACACTTAACGCAGTGGGAGAAATGTTAACCGAGCATTGGAATATAGCACCAAAAAATCAACTACATACGGCATTGGTATATTCAGTGGCGTCACAGGGAGAACAAATGCTGTTGGATGCTGGTTATATGATGTCTTATCTAGCTAAGATTAATTGTTAACTCTAATCCTAGTACGATCACTTTCGTGCATACACTGGAACATGGGGCAAGCGAAACTGGTATCAGGTGCTTGCCAGTCATTTTTAAATACATTACCTAGGTCCCTGCCACCGCAATCGCTGGCACTGGCAAATCCCTTGGCACCAATATATAGATAATCAACACCGGCAAAACATTGCTTACCAGTGTAAACCCATTCTGGATCTTTAATTATTGACGGGTCTACCCAGTTTGGATCAGGTAATGATGGATCTGCAATTGGTATTGGTGGCTCAACATAATCTTCTGGCCTACCCATTATTAAATTGACATCACGCATACTATAACCATGCCACCAGTCGCCTTTTCTAGCATCATTGTATAATATTAGATCGTAGGCTTCTACACCAGCGTCTAATAATTCCTGAATATAAGTTCTGCCCTCTAATATTTTACCTGGCATTAGTGGAACAACTACGCTTAGGCGCTTGCCTTCATCTTTGCAAAAGTCTATGGCAAAATTTAGAACACTGGGATTCTGCCAACTGTGTTGTGTAAACTTTATATGGTCGAACATGTCCTTGATGGCCATTATATCAAACCATGTCTCACCACCACTGGTGTCTAGTCTAACATAGTTTGGTTTACTTCTGATAGCGTTTAATAAAATACCCAAACCTGGAAACTGTAATGGCTCACCGCCACCAAGTTTCCAATGTATGGATTCTGCATTTTTATATCTAGAATCCTGAAGTTTTCTAACTACAGATAGGTATTCTTCTATGTTTCTACTTGCAGTGTTACCGCTGTATTTTGTTGGGCAATAACTACAGCCCATTGTACAATTGTCATTGAGTTGCCAATGAACTTCTGCTTTATTAATCAAATGAACCACCATCTAAACTTGCATCAGCCAGTACCGCAGTAACACTAGCACCAGGTACCCAGTTTGATCCGTCCCACACCAGTGCTTCGCCTACTACGGGTATTCTGGTTGTTGTGTCAACGTCAGACAAGGAATTTATATTTGCAACAGGCGCAGTATAACTGATAATACCCTGTTCACTGTCATAACTCAAAGAACCAGTTACGCTGATTGCGTCCCTTGCACGGGCATCTGTATAATATAAATTGGAACCTTCATTTAAATTTGTAGTTGATTTGGTAGCAAGACGGTTATCAAAACGTGCGTCGGTGTAATATAAATTTGTGCCTTCTGCTAAGTTACTTGTTAATTTGGTGGCTAAACTTGCATCAAAATCGCTGTTAGCACGAGCACTTGTGTAATATAATCTAGATCCCTCTGGTACATCGTCTGTTGAACTTACAGCAACACTGTTGGTTGCATTGTCCACATACTCTTTGGTAGCGGCACCCATGGCCACTACTGGACTGTTGTTTAATATCAATGTACCAGTTAATGTACCACCGGAGAGATCAAGTTTATTTGATAATTGACTAATTACAGCATTACCAAAATTTGCATCATCATTAATCGCTTGTGCTATTTCATTTAATGTATCCAATAATTCAGGTGCACCACCAACCAGGTCGGATATCTTAGTATCAACGTAACCTTTTGTGGCTCCATCCCAGGGTTCGACAGGCAGGGCAATGCCGACAATTTTGTTGAACTCACCACTTGGGCGCAATCGCGTAGTGCTTGTCCCTAATTGAAATGTAATGTCTTCTGTGGAATTGGTTGCTTTAGAACGTATATAGGTACTCATTTTTTCATCCTGTTGTGATATTTATATAAATTTTACTATACGGTTGACAAATTCTGCGTTTAATGTATAATGTTAAATAGAAAAGTGTATGTTTAATCAGTACTTTCTACGGATACCATATGAGCCGTATCCTATAAATAAATTAATGTCTACCTTATTATTTTTAACAGCCTTTGTCCTTAGCGGCATTGCGGCTTATTACAGCGTTATCGGCTTAATTGCAATCTTCTCTGCGGCAGTAATTCCTGTGGCAATTATGGGTGGCAGTTTAGAAATGGCCAAACTAGTTGTTGCTAGTTGGTTATACCGATACTGGAAGAGTGTTCCTTTCTTAATGAAAGCATACTTCACATCAGCATTGGTTATTCTTATGCTGATCACAAGCATGGGTATCTTTGGTTTCCTGAGTAAAGCACACAGTGATCAAAGTTTAGTCAGTGGCGATGTAACTGCAAAAATTGCAGTCTACGATGAGAAAATTAAAACAGCGAAAGAAAACATAGATGCAAATCGCAAAGCACTCAAACAGATGGATGAATCGGTGGACCAAGTTATGGGTAGA